TTCTTCAATGGATTTACCGCTTTGCCACGCCGCCTGCAATTCTCTTGCATTTCGAAGATCTCTGTCCGCAACAACACGTTCACCTGGACGCGCTGCCGCTAAACCAGCTACAGGAGCCTCAGCCGCCCCCGCTGCAGGTGGAATGATTGGATTTCCCTGAGCATCAATAAACCCAAGGCTCTGCAAATTCTTATTAGCCTGCTCAAGACCATAAGGCCCAGCCGCGCTACCAAGTCCAAGTATGCTTAAATCCCGCTGCCTTTTAAGAGTTTCCCGCTCTTTTGCATCAGCACCTGCACCTGGAAAAAATATAGATATTTGGTTTGTAATTTCCTCAGGCGTAATTGCTGCACCACTTTCACGACGCAATGTCGCCATGGCAAAATTCTTTGCAGCCGAACGATAAAGGCGACGGTCAGTATCGGAAAATCTATTAGCTAAACTAGTAGGAAGAACCTCTTGAGTAGCAAGTGCAATAAGATCATCAGGAGTTAAATTTAAACGCTCAAGCTCAATCTGCGAACTGCGTGCACGTTGATAAAAATCAAGAGCTTTAGACTGACCTTCTGTCAACTCTGCGGATGACTTTTTGAATTTTGCTTCTTCGCGCTCTTCCGAGCGTTTTTTGATGTCAAGCTCCTCTGCCTGACGCTCTTCCTCAGCTATTTCCGCTCGTGACTTGGGTATAACTACCCCTCTAGGCGCACTAGATGTGCCTTGCGGAGAAGCAACAGGAAGTTCCCAAGGATTAGTTTGCGCCATATTAATTTCCAATCACAACGTGCCAGTGAGGGCCAGTAGCAAATCTTGATGGGTTTTTCACCTCATCGCGTGCCTCAATAATTTTATAACCAGCATTTTTAATGCTAGAAATGTATTCCTTAAATGTCACACCAGGTATTGGAGCAATATCAACTGCTCCTTTCGTGCGAGCATGATATGACCTTGGATTCTTTTTCGACAACGGATCATTCGGCCCACGGTAGCCAGATGTTATCCTTGCATTAGGAAACAGTTCACCAATCACAGCAGGGCCATCAGCGAAAGCCACCAGACGGAGCGCCCGTCTGACCTCCTTTTGGCTTTCTCCAGCTATCTGGGCTTCCAGTTACTGGCCCACCTACATATTCTTGACCGTTTACAATATCGCCCACCTTTAAGTCAGCAGGAATAGCAGTGACATTGCTATAGACGCGAGGTTTGCCTTGTGGCGCGGGTTGCCCACCACCTTGATTCGTACCATAACGCTCAAGATAATCTTGCAGTGTTCCCGTATATTCTTCGCCGTCTGGCGTTTTCGCACCAGTTAGAAGAATCTGCCCAGCCTTGTAAGCAATGTTGCCAAGTAGTTCGCGTCCCTTGACACTATATGGATCAATTCCAGCGCCACGCATTGCAGCAGCAGCATCACCAAAGCCTGTCATCTTATTAGCTGCGTCTGGGTCAACAGCGCGAACCTGCAGGTCAATAATGCCTTGAGCTAAACGAGGATCGGCGTTTGGATTGCCAACCATTGTAGCTAAATCACGCAACTGCTTTTCTAAAACTGTGTCACCACTGCCTTTAGCGGCATCAGCACGGGCACTCAGCTCTGTAACTGCATTCTGGACATTAACTACGCCATTTGCATCTGGAGAAAGTCCGTAATATGCTTTGCGTGCAGTTTCGAGAAAGAAATTTCTTCGACCTTCGTCGAGACCTTTCCAATATGTTTGGATAGCATTAACATCGTCAGGCAATTCTTGAATAGCTAAGTTACGCTGCTCAATGGTAGCCCCTGGGCCAAGAAGCGTTTTAAAGATATTGGCTTTCTTTGCAGCCTTATCAATTTCTGCTTGCACCTTCGCACGTTGCGCCTCGGCCTGCAAACGCTCGGACTCGACCTGCCGTTGTTGCTGGCCGAGTTGGATAGATTTAAAAAACGTCTCTCCAGGCGATGGCGTTTTTAGGGTATAATCATAAGGCTGAACCATAAGTTACCTCAATATCCTCTGCCGATTGCCAAGCCAGCGAACTGTGCTGGTAGCGATAGCGATTGCTGCCAAGCGTTAGCAGAGCCTAGTTTTGCGCCAGCCCGTGCCGCTCCACCTTGAGCCAAAAGCTCGGAAATAGAACCAGCTGATTGCATACCAGCCGTTCCAACGCCAGCAGCCGATTGCTGACCAAGAGATGTCAATCCACCTAATCGACCATACTGTTGCTCAAGGAACTGATTCAGCAATTGAGGACGGAATTGCGCTAATGCACCCTGAACATTGCCACCACGAAGGCCACCGGTTGCCGAAGCGTTCTGTAGAATAGCTTCCTCTTGCTGCCGCGCCAAGGCTTGAAACATTGGGCTTTGCTCTTGTTGCGCTACATATGCTTGTTGAGCTTCTGGGCCAGCAAGACCTAACGCACCCATTTGAGCTTGCAGTGCAGGGCCACCAGCAGCAACATACGGCTCAAGCAGCGCTCGCATTTCTTCACGAGCGGCTTTTGTCTCTTCAACACCGGCCATGCTAGCATCATACTGTAGCTGGCCAGCGCTTTTTGCCGCTTTAGAGCCGACAGCACTACTGACTAAAGAGGTTCCGCCAACAACAAGCGCCGTTACTGGATCAGGCATTCGACATTTCCTTCATATATTCCTCAAGGCTTTCGCCATAAAGCTTTAGCACAACGTGACCTATTTCCATTGCTGCCTGTGTGCCGTGAACCAACTGCACAGTTGCAAGGACAATATCATAATATCCAGCACGCCAAACAAAGCTAGTAGCGCAGGCATTACCGGCTAGCTCAACAGTGTCAGATGCCTTCCACTTCAAGATTGCAGTGCTGACAAGGGGTAGCAAAACTGTGAAATGCGCCTGATAAAACGGATTAGCTGGCAATCCTACTAGCGCAGCCCAGATAGCTGCATCAGCATCGTCGCGATCAATCTTGTCGCCATCAACAATATCATCAAAAAGCTGGACAACTTGCCACAGGTCAATGAGCCATTCAATGGCGTCATCAGGCAAGTCTAGAACCTCAACGAAGTTTCGACGCAACCAGTATTCAGGCGTTCCGCTTTTAAGCATAGTAGACTTTCTGCTACTGAGCTACCGGCTGCTCGTCAACGCTCGGTAGCCCAGCCATAACACAATCAATCTTCAAATTCAAACTCTCGTTCTTCCCACGCTTGACAAGAGCGAAGATCGTGACAGATGAACTCGAACTTATGGCAGTAGCCACGGAAGCCAGCGTCAACATCCCATTGGTTCCAAGGAATCTTGTCCATCTTGGCTTGGGTCATTGTGCTGTTGTCGTAATACTCGCAGTTGGAGCAGCGACGACGACGGGCTTCGGTCTCATCCACTTGCATAGCCTTGCCAAGAGCAATCCAGTATTCAGGATTAGCGTCACGCTCGTTGCTGGGGTTCTTAGGGCCAAGCATCCAGTCCTTGATAACCATCGCTGTGTTCTTCTTGTTTTCAGCGGTGGTGATGAACGGCTCGCTCTCACGTAGGCCAGCAAAGCCTTCAATAATCATCATTGGCTTTTTCATTATACGATCTCCCGACCAGATGCGCGAATTGTCAGTGAAGTGGCTGCGCTGGCTATTGTTGAAATGAAGTTACCGGAGTCAAGGACTTGACCGACCAACTCAGGGAATGTGTAGGTCTCATCAGGCGCAATAGAGCGTGTATCGACGATCAGGTTATCATTACCCTCTGTTCCACCGCTTGCCACAATGTTGACGCTGATTGTTTCATTGCCAGCAGAAGTGTTGGTCGCCGTAAACTTATCAATAATAGCACGGCAGTTTGTTGCAGTGTATTGCGTTGTTTGAGCGTCCTCAGCTTCTTTTGCTGGAATCAGTGCTTTTACGGTTACTGCCATTGTCTTATCCCTAAACGATGCTTGTTATAATACCGTTTGCAACAGTAACGGTCTGAGGTGGAATGTCTGCTGTTGTAAATGTACCAGATGCGCCAACGTTTTCAAATGCCATTGTCCCAAGGCCAGATACGGCAATCGTAATTGAACCAGCGCCAACCGTTATTGTAATGTTTGCACCAGCAGTTAATAACGCCTTTGTTAGCGTGTTACCAGTGGTGTTGCCTATCAGCAATTCACCATTAACGAAGCTGGATTGACCAGTGCCGCCAGAATCCACAGGCAGAGGCACATCAAGGTCTTTTATTTCACCGCCAGTTATATCAACATCATCAGCGTTTTGAGATGATATTGTGCCAAGTTCGTTGCGCGGTGCTGTCACCAACAATTCAAGCATTTGCGATACAGCCGAAAGCTGTGCTAACGCATCGTTTGCAGACGCTGTAGCATTACCAGAACTTATATTAAGCTCATCAATCGTAACATTGCCCAATGTGTCAACAGTCGAAAACAGCAACTCAAACTGCTTAATCTGCTCATGGTCTTGCAGAAACGATGCAAGCTGATCGCGGGTAAGGTTAAGCCTCCGAACCATATCAGTAAGCCAACGGCTCGATTGCCGCCTCTAGTCTGGCAAAAGACATATGAGCGTCTGACGTGCCTTGGAATCGCTGTATGCGCCAGTTACGCATCCAACCCTGCTGGAACCACACTAAACGCTTTGCGCGTTGTCCTGTCTTGCCAGCATTGATAAACTTCTGTTGGCTCCATGTCTCGCCATCAGTAGAATAGCTGGTGTTGATTGTCGGGTCTGTGCCATAGGCAACGGAACCAGTTAGACCAACAAGCTCTAGGTTCTGAATGATTGCACCACGACCTTCGTTGTAAACAATCGTCGTGCCAAATTCCCAACGCACCTTTTGCCCGTAATGGGTTGAGATGTTGCTCACCATGTAGCCAACATTGGTGTTGCTTGGGTCGCCAACCAGCCACTTGTCATAGCACCACACAAGGTTCTGTGCGCGATACTTCGAGAAACCTACCAAGCTGCTTGTCAGAGTGAACCAAACTGGCTGGCCTAAATCCTGCGTTGCTGATGCGTCAAATACAAGCGTGCGATCTGGCAAGTGAATATATAGATGCTCGTGCGCCTTGTCGTTACGTGCTTCTAGCTTGACCGTAGACAATTCCAATTCGGTAAACTGAAGCAAGATTTGGTCTATCTCTTGCGTGCTGATTTTATTCGCTTTGGCATTACCGCCAAGATAAATGCCTGGAGCTTCATTAAAGCCGCTACCAAGGAATGCGATGCTTTCAAGATAGACGCAGCAAGCATGAGTGCCGACGACGCCCTTTTCAATCTGTGCGCCTTCAATGCGCTGGAATGGGAATAGGTCACCGCCTACGTTGTCATAGACTTCTATGGTGTTCCGGTTCAGCGCGTAAATCTCATTGCGTAGCTTCAGCAGTGCGACAACAGGGTCAGGGTCAATTTCTGACGAACCATACTTCAGGGGATTAACTTGCGTCGGGTCACTTAGTTCCGTGACAATGAGAAACTCACCGTCAGTGGTCATGAAGTAGCCATCTACCCACACTACATCCAGAACGATGCCAAGGTCAGGGTCGGTTACTTGAACAAGGCCAGTGCTAGGCGAATAATACCAAAGCTTATCATTCGAAGCGATAGCTAGGAGGTCGAAGCTATAATCTAAGGTAACCAGCTTTCCGTTGTTCTGAACGTCGCCTATAATCGTTATAACGCCTGTGCTGGACACTGTAACGAGCTTAGAACCCATCACGCGATAGCAGACGCCATTCCAGTTAATGCCACCACGATCAACGCCAGGGCCAGTTCCATTAGCTACCAAGCCATCAGCAGGACGCAAGAAGCCCTGACTTATGCCGTTATTCTTTGGCACTGGAATCATGTTTACAGGATAAGACGTGCGAAAGTCCGGCCCATTGTCCGTGTAGATGCCATTAAGGATTGGAATCTGCGTCATTTCACCATTTTACCTTATCAGCCCAAAACGCCGCGCTCATTTTGCCCTTGGCTATATTCTTTGCGTGCCTAGCCTTGAATGATGCGCGACGCTTCTTGTTAGATTCGCTTTCGCCTTTGCTGGCGGGTGAACCCATAACGCCCTGCTGCCCGAAACGGATTGTCTTAACCTTATCGCCTTCTTTAGCGACAACAACGTGCGACTTCTTCGGATGCGATGGTGTGCGCTTGGGCTTGTTATAGCCAGCGACACCCGCACGAGTAAGGCGCGAATCCTTTTTCATGCAGGATGCTTACTTCTTTTTCTTTTTGGCTTTGGTCATCATCATTGGCTTGGCAGATTTGCCAGCAGCCTTCTTTGCCATTGCCATGCCTTTTGAACCGTAGCTCATTTTTCCGCCACCCATTTTCATATCAATTTCCTTATTAGAAAGTTACATGAAGCTTGAATGCCTCAAGCCGCATGAGGTTATTCGCAGTCGCTGGCTTTACAGTGATTGCAAATGTCTGGTCTTCTGTAGCATCGACGTTTAGGAACACGTTTGCACCAGTTGACAGGCCATGACCTACAGCAGTCGCTGAGTTGGTCACGACTTGCGAATCGCCACGATTACACATCAGCTTCTGAACGCACGCGCTGGCATTGTTAGCAGCAGCAGCAGCCAAGATAACGCCGCCACCGTATGTCATACCCAAGGTTTTAACTGTCGCGTTATTGGTCAACGTAAACAAAGCGTCAATTTCCATGCCGCCACCAACGCCCATCGACCAGCCTGGGACTGTGACGGATGCAAGAGTAACTTCGGTATTGGCTACAGCAACAGTCGGCGTTCCAAGGCCAGTCACATATGGAAGGTCGATTGTAATCGCAACGCCAGTTGTATCAGCGTCAAGCGCGGTGACTTCATACAAGCCATTAACGCCTGTGCCTGTTGCCCACGTTACATAGACGCTTGCGCCTACCGCTATGGCCGCTGTCAAGCCATGAACGCCTGCGCTGACCAAACGGACGCTACCAGCGTTGTCGTTATAAGTAAGTGTTACAAAGGTCGCGGCTGGCTCAACAAGGCCAACAGGCTCAAGGCTACCAATTACCAAGGGTGGGAAGTCACGCAACGTTGGTTGAGCGCCTACGTCATATTGCGCTGTTGACTGAAGTCCGCTGGTGATACGCACAGTGCGATCAACTGGATAAGGGCCAAACATCTCTGCGCTGTTAGAAAGCGATGCAATTTGGTCATAGTATTCATAGCTCAATGGGCCAATCGGCTCCAGTGAAACCGTTGTAGCATCGTTGCCGACATTCCCAATGCTGATATATTCACCAGCAGGAACAAGCACATCTGTAATAGTCTGAGTTAGACCTGGTTGAATAATCATTTCAAAGTTCCCCTAATGAATTAAAATTAGCCGACATACCAGTTAGTGCCATTGCTCCATACTGGGACTTGGTTCGATCCACCGCCAGCAGCGGCAGCGTTAAACGTTGTAGTTGTGCAGTTGGTGATGAACGCACGCGCACCAGCATTGCCAACAGCATTAGGAAGTTGGTCAAAGCGAACAGGCGTTGTCTGAACCGAGGCACAGGTAACAGCGCCGAGATTAACCTGAATGTATTCAATAAGTGTCGTAACAGAACAGCGACGGGCATCGCCTTGGTTAGTTACGAACAAAGGCAACTGATCTCCACCGGAAACCTGTGTGACAGTTGGTAGCTGATTAATGGTAGGCATGGTTTAACTCCAATCAAGGGGGCCATCAGGCCCAGCATCTATAGGGTCGGCAGGGCGAGGGACGAATGGGTTATCCCAACGCCAAGGCTTGTTGCCCTGTCCGGTTGGCATTGTCTGTGGAAGCTGTTGTTCAAGCGGGAATGTCGCACGTTGCAGTAGCACGTTGTAAGCGCCCTTAGCTGATACCTTAGTGTCAGGCGATACAGCCTTGCCATATCCAGGGGCAATCCGAATGGCGAGGTTGGTGATGATTGCTTCCCATGCGCTGTCAGGCACATTGGTTTCTGTATCAAGGTCGCTGTCCTGTGGGCTGCTTGGCATTGCGTAGCCAAGGCGGATGCCCATTGCGTTCCATTCAGCCATCATGGAGTCTAAGCGCCGCAAAGCAGCCTCTAGCTGTTCAGGCTGAAGGTCAAAGACGTAATCTGCCAAGCCTATTTCTTCAAAGGCTGACGTTACGAATTGGCGCTTTGTATACCCCATTTATTCCTCCAACGCCGTTGCAATGCGTTCTGCTAGCTTCTTATCAGAAGTTCGCGCATTAAACGATACCTTTAATTCTTTAGCCTTGGCCTCAAGCTCATCGCGGGTTGCGTCTGATACTTCGTCAACGGCATCTTCAAAGGCTTCAGCAGATTCAATAATCTCTTTGGCGTCCTTGCCACCCTTGGCTTGCTCATAAGACGCAGACCAGCCCTTGGCGATCAATGCGTCGAATGCCTCTTTGTCCGCAGCGGGACGAATAGCGTATGTGCCGCCACGAGGCTTTTTAAATGGGCCAGGTATGCGATAAACTATAGTTGGAAAGTCGGTCACTTCTTTGCCTTCCGCTTAGGAGCCTTCGATGGCTTCCCTGCTTTCATTGCTGCATCGCGTGCTACATTGAGCGCAATGGCGATGGCTTGCTTTTTAGGGCGACCAGCCTTTTCTTCCATCTTGATATTCTTGCCGATGCTTGAACGGCTGTAACCTTTTTTCAATGGCATTGGTTCGCTCCTACAGAAAATGAAAGGGGAGAGCCGAAGCCCTCCCCAGTCTTATTAAGTTTGGTTGAAAAGCAGAACGCCTGCCATTTCTGGGTTCGTCATGACCACACCATACAGTGTGTCCAGCGTGTAAAGCGTCTGGAAGGTCAGTGGGTCGAACTTCTTGGTCATGACCAATTCGATACCCTGATCCGTCGATGCACGAAGAACGTCAACGCCTGCGCCATCTGGAACAGCATAGCGACCTGGGAGGAGTTCGATCGAATCCTTGCGCCAGAATGGGTTGATGTTCGAAGCAGCTACGTTCAAGAAGTTGACATCAGCAGTTGCCGAAGTCGCAGTTACTTCAACGTTCTGATACTGAAGTTCAGCATCAGTTGGCGACGAGTTTGCACCGATGATTGGAGGGCTGATGATCATCGAAGTGCCGTTGACAACTTCAATGACGCGGAACGTCTTGAGTTCGCCAGTCGAACGCTTCGTGATGTGGTGAACAGCTTCAATGCCATCGATCGTGAACGCATCGCCAGCAACAACGCCAGTTGTCGTGGAGACAGTGACGGTCTGATAGCGGTTGTCTACGTTCAAGATGCCGCCAGTGCTGCTTGTGGTCGCCTTAGGAACATAACGAACCTGAGCGCCATTGGTAGCAATGGTGACAGTTGCAGCGTTTGCAGCGCAACGGTTAGCATAGTCGAGCTTGTAGGTTGAGAAGCTTGCAACTTCACCAACGAACGAACGCTCATATGCGTTAGCCGACTTGTTACCAGTGAACGAACGAGTCGCTACTGCCAAGTTGCCAGCCATGCCGTTGTAATCGCGGCTCGACAATGCGAGGTAACGATCGCCAGCCATAACGCCCTGTTCGTTCATGATGCTGTCGCAAAGTGCGATGTCATCATAGTCGCCAGCAGCGGTTGCGATTGGAACAACGAGCGTGCCTTGAGCAGCAGCCAAATCCATAACGGAAAGGT